AGTTTTTAGCAGGAACTCAGAAGGTGTAGGGTGGTCTACACCTCCGCATGCAAACCTGTTTAGGTGGCGGTGGTAGCGTGAAACAATCTTAGACAATCTATTTACACATGCTGGTCGCAGCTGTTCCGAGCACCGTGAGATATGTCGTCATACTCACTGTACTCACGTCCTGACAATCCGTAATCCTTCTCCAGAACCTTGTCTGTCCCGTCCGAATAGTAATGCTCCCCGTAGTCGCAATTACCGAAGTCGTCTTCAAGCTCGGCGATCTCCAACGCGGTGAGACCGTACCTAGCCCAAACTTCCTCAGACGGAACCCGAAAGTCAGTGTAGTCGCCGTCGGCGACTTTGTGCTCAAATATCTTCCGAACGCAAGCGTCGCACTCCTCGTTGCCCAGACCAGCATGTTCGCGCATGTTGTCTAGGAGCGTGAAGTGCGCGTGTGGGTACGCGCCTCGAAGCAACGAAGCTTGGAAGGCGCGACCGCGCTCGCGTAGCGGCGTGTTCTTACTTCCCGGGAGGTCACCTTTGCAGGTGCCGCTCAACCGGAGTAGAACACCAATATTGAGCAATGGTCTGACTACACCATCCGTGCATCGCACAGGAGAGTGTTTAAGAAACTGGAGTTGGTGCCAATCCGAACAGTCCTCACATGTAACCTCGTATCCGGCGCGGAATGCCGCGGAGACGACATCCTTAGCGCACCGGATATTCGGGTGCTTCGCGATAGAAGCCCCTATGCAAAAGTTGGCGAGGTTGTTGAGGATAGTGGTCAGGGTCGATCCACTATAAAGACGCGGTCCGGTGGGCTGTAGAACCACCTTGCGCTTCTTGTTATACATGTCCAGGATTGAAAAGGATTCCCTGCACTGTGCGATCAATTGCTCAACCTCGTCTCGTAAGTGAGCGGGGAACAGATCACGCAGCGCAAAGAACAATTCGGATGTATGAGACGAGTCACAGCTGGAAATGTCTACGTTGTATCTCAGGATCTCGCCATCAGGCTTGCGCAAGGCGAGGCAAGAATCATCTGAGAACACGCACATATAAAAACGCTCAGAAGGATTGATCAGCTCGCCGAAAACATATTCGAGCGTAGCCGGATCGGGAGTCGGTATGAACTGAATGACGCCCCCCTCGACCTCGAGAGGGCAATAAGCCATCGCCTTTTTCATGAAACTGGTGATCCTGAATCCCTGTAAGGAGCAGGCAACACCAAGGTCACAAATTAGGCGTGGTATTTTTCCGTTCTTACCGATCTCGTCCTTCTTCATCTTGTACACGAGACCCTTCTCTGGTGCTAGCCAGCAGGTGTCGTGGACGCCGTTCGTATCCAGCATCTCAGACCACGCCTGGATCCGCAATTTACTTTTTGGGTGCGGATCCATATGGTGGTCTTGAGCCTCCAATAACATGGTAGTGTATTCATCAAAATGCGGAGCGTACTCGCTCGCGAGTTCGTCCAGCAGAGCTTGAATATGTACAAGAAAATCGCTCTGCTGGCACTGCATTAATTGTTCGTAACCGGCGAACAGCGGGTTGCGTGTTTTGCAAATCCGCTGAGTCGCCTTTGAGACATTGTGATTGTTATTGCTATATACAACGCCATTGTTCGAGACACAAGGTCCAAAACAAGTGCGATAACTCCCATCGACACGAGCGAGAGCACGCTCTCTATCGGTGGGAGTAGGGAAACTCAACTGGCCGTCCTGCCAGTATCGTCGCCCTTGCCGATTCACG